TGCAAGAAATGCAGGTAAGGTGGTTATGTTTTTCAATGAGCGTGATCAACCAAAAACCGAAGTCACACCATTTCCGGTTAATGATGCAGACAAGCAGTATCAATTAATGAATGATACGGCACAACAGAAGATTATAACTGCGCATCGTGTGACCACACCACTGTTATTCGGTATCCGTGAAGCTTCAGGATTTGGAAGCAATAAAGATGAAATGGCTGTTGGTCTTGAGATATTCAACAAGCAGGTTATTTATCCGTATCAAGAAAAAATAAACCAAAGTATTACTGAACTATTGAGCAATCAAATGCCTGGTGTTAGCTTTGAGATTGTGCCAAATACACCACTTACATCACAACAACAAGCGGTTAGTGCTGATACTGCTTCTACTGGAACTGCGGATGTAGCAGCAACAGCCTTAAATGGTGCTCAGATTAGTTCACTTGTGGATATCGTTATGCAAAGTGCTGCAGGTGCAGTACCTGTTAGCAGTGCAAAAGCTATAGTTGGTGCAGCCTTTCCAACATTATCATCTGCACTTGTTGATGCCATTTTTGTTGATGTTAATCCGGGTACACTACAACCTTCGCAAGTGGTACATTCGGCAGTTGAATTAAAAAAAAAAGTAGATGATAGCGAAGTGGCCAGTGCATTAATTGCACTCGGTGAAGATGGTAGTGAGGACTGGATATTGATTGATGCCTACAATGCGGATGAAGAAATACAGCATGAATTTGCAGTGCGTACAGGAGCTGCAAGACCAGCTGCTAAAAGTGAGCAGGATGCCATTATCAATGGTAAGTATTTTATCACTCGTTACGTTTACGCAGGTGACTTTAGGCATGATAATATGCGCCCATTTTGCAAGAAGATGCTTGAATCAGGTAAGCTATACCGCAAAGAAGACATTCTGCAGATGGAAAATGTAGCAGTTAATCCTGGATGGGGACCTGAAGGTGCAGATACATATGATATATGGCAGTTCAAAGGCGGTGGTAACTGCCAGCATTTTTGGGAGAAGCGTGTATATGTAGATGCAAAAGGTGTAAAGATTAACCCAAATGATGCTGATGCTAAACGCATAGCTGTGGCAATGGCTGAACGCATGGGCTATAAAGTGCGAAATCCACTATATGTTGCAAAGCTTCCAACCGACATGCCACATCACGGCTTTCTACCAACTAATCCAGTATACGGCAATCAATAAATATCACTATGGCTGAAGTATTACTAATCTCAGAAAATTTTGTAAAGAAGTACACTACGGTAAATGGCAGTGTTGATCCTAATCTTATCTATCCATCCATCTATCTTGCACAGGATAAGTGGCTGCTTCCCTTTTTGGGAACTAATCTCCTTGACAAGATTAAGACTGATGTAGCCAACAATACCATATCGGGCAACTATCAAGTATTGCTTGTCGATTACATCCAAAAGTGTTTGCTGTGGTGGGTAATGGTTGACCTTACTCCTAATCTTTGCTACCGGTTAGACAATGGCACTATAGTGCAACGCCAATCAGAAGATACCACACCAATATCCGATGCAGTCATGAAAGATATGATTGACCGTGCAAGGCAGAATGCTGAACACTACACAACGCTATTGGTAGATTATCTATGCGCCAACAATAGTTTGTTCCCAGAATACTCAACATCGACATGGCCTGATAGATCACCACGCACTGATGTGACTAATACCCTCAACTACCAGTTCAGCAGCGGTAACACATCTATCAGTTATCGCCCTTCTTATTCACGCAACATCATTAACCGCATACCATGAGTGAAAAAAAAACGCTGAAACAAGAATATACCGAAAGGTTACGAAAGTATGAGCGTGAATTGACACTAAAATTACGAGCCAATGCCAAGCAAGAAAAACCAACCCGTGACAAAACATAACGCTTTGAAATTATTGCGCTATAAGTTAGAATTGTTTGATGGTGTTTGGTCTATACCACTTGCCTTCTTGCTATTTGCCGTATCCGGTACAGTATCCGTTGCCTATTTTGGTGATGCGCTCATTAGCACTGAATACGTGCAGTATATTGTACTTGCTGCAATGGTCATGGTCTTTGCAAACTTCGTGGTTTTTTTGGGCATTAGATTCAATTTTCGGGCATTACAACGGGAGATATACAACAAGGAAGTCAAGTATGAAATTAAAACCTCACTCACTACATGGCAAAAGGTTGTGTTATACCTGCTCTTATATTCATTCTACTTTGCTGCATACCTCTTTATACTTTATATGCTGATGACGGCTATTGCGTAAGAGCAACAGCTTCATCATTCGTAGGTGTAAAAGAACAAGGTGGCAATAATGCTGGATTCAACGACAAGGCACTGCTCATTTTAATGAAGCAGGAAGGTTGGCAACCCGGCTATGCGTGGTGTGCATTTTTTGTCAAGGCCATGCTTGATGAGTGTGGTATACCTAATACCATCACAGGATGGTCACCATCTGCATACAATCGTAACGATGTAATCTTCACAGGTGGCAAGTTTGTTCAATCCTTCAAAGATGGTGATGTGCTCGTAATGACTTTGAGTTATGGCAACTTGATGAAACAGCGGTACAAGGGAATCGGTCACACTGGTATAGTCGACAAGATAGCGAAGTATTCAGTACGAACTATTGAAGGCAACACCAATGAACAGGGTATGCGTGATAGCCGCACACGAGATGGTGTGTATTACAAGATAAGACCACTTAATAAGAACTTACATATCACACGATGGAAAAAGACAAACTAAGAAGTACTGTATTGCTTGCAGCGATTGCAGTTGTTGTGCTAATCATGGTCATTACTGGTATCAAGTCATGCCATGAACCTGTAACAAATCCTGCTATAAAAATGTTACAGACTTTGAATGATTCGCTGTACCAGGTCATCAGCACCAATAACAGCAAAACAGATAGTCTATTTGCTAAGATTGATTCACTAAATGTGCATCAGGATACCATCATCCAACATCAGGAAATCAAAAACGAATATTATAAAAATGAAACCTACCAAATTCTTAGTGCTACTCCTTCTGCTGCCACTACTCAGTTTCGGGCAACGCTCAAAAAATCGGACAGCTTACTTAAAGCAGGATTTTACACCCGAACTTACAACTTACGATCTGCAACTTTTCAATCTAAACTACAATAGCATGATGTACTGGTATGGTACAACCCAAGAAATAGACTCACTTTACCAACTTGAGAAGCTGAAAACCCTATACTATTCCAAAATAACGGGCATTCAAGCATCGAGTTATGAAACGCTACAACAGATATACGATAATAAGCAGGCGGTTGAAAAGGCCATAGCTACTGAGAAGGATAACGAGATAGCAAAGTTGAAGAAAACAAATAGGCGGTTAATATTTAACAACGTAGCACTTACTTTAGGTGTCACAGTTTTAACTTTTTCTACTATATATTTTGCAATCTTATAGCTATGGAATTTGAATTGAGAGATTTGATTACGATAATCGGTGCTGTAATATCACTTGCAAGCTTGTACTTTGCTTTAAAGCGCAGTGTTGATAAGGTAACTATGCAGGTGCGTAGCATTGAAACGTTCCATAAAAGAGAAATCCAACTAATCAATGATGCCATGAAAGAACAGAAGAACGAAATGAATAGCAAGAATGACAAGTTGGAGATGAAGATGGATGCAATACAGAGCCAGGTTACTATGATTAGTAGCCATCTTGCAGAGCTGACGGGATTCCTGAAAGCAAAAAAATAACCATATGAATGGAAAATACACCGCAATATATCCTGAAATATTAGCTGCGGAAGGTCGAGTAAAGGATAGGATACTTGCTGCCATGCGAAAGCATGATATACAGCTTTCTTATAAAACCTTTGAGCGATTGTATATTGGTTGGCGCAAGTATCATGGGCATGTAGAAAAGCAATCCGTTCCACATCGGGCAGGGAATCTATCCAAACTTGAAACAAATCTGAATCAGTTCAACAACTTATTGGATGAGTTAGTACCTGGTAGTTCTAATCCACTTGACCTGCCACCATCACAAGAAAGCAACTACCAACCATTTAAGCTGCCGGTAAGCCACAACAACATACTTCTGCTATCGGATATACACGTACCCTATCATAATATCCAAGCACTAACCCTTGCACTCAAATACGGCCTTGAAAACGATGTGAACACTATACTGCTCAATGGTGATATCATAGACTTCTATGCTATTAGTCGCTTTGAAAAAGACCCACGCAAGCGCAATTTCGGGCATGAGGTATTAATGACAAGGCAATTTCTGCAGACACTGCGCAAGTTGTTTCCTAATGCAGCTATCTATTACAAATGTGGAAATCACGATGTGCGTTATGATCATTATATTATGCGTAATGCACCTGACCTTTTAGGCATGAATGAGTTCAGTTTTGAATCATTGATGAAGCTTGATGATCTTAATATCACATACATACCGGATAAGCAGATAATACATGCAGGTCGGTTGACTATCCTGCACGGGCATGAGCTTGGAGCATCTGTATTTAGTCCTGTGAACATCGCTCGTGGTTTATTCTTAAGGGCAAAGGACAGTGCTTTGTGCGGTCATCATCACCAGGCATCTGAACATACCGAACCAAACATCAATGGCAAAATAACAACGTGCTGGAGTGTGGCGTGCCTATGTGAGCTGCATCCGGATTACATGCCCATCAATAAACACCATCACGGATTCGCGCATATTAAGGTCATGGATTCGGGTGATTTTGAAGTGAGCAACTACCGCATTGTAAATGGTAAGATTAGGTAGTAAAAAAGCCCCACCGTTGCAGGGCTTTTTCAATCAATCAATAACAAAAACAAGCGGTCTGCTTGAACATCGCAAATATAGTACAATGAAAGGCAAGCCACATCCAAAAGTTATTCAGCGCAAACTCGGCAGAGAAAAGGCTGATGGGTTGTATTGTGATAACATCATTGAGATAGATCCGACCTTGCCACCTATGCGCTATCTCATTGTGTTAATCCATGAATATCTTCATCACATTCAACCGGAATGGAGTGAGGAAAAGGTAGATGCGGAAGGTGAAGCACTGGGCAGGTTTCTTTGGAAGCAAGGCTATCGAAAGGTACAGCAATAATCAAAACTTATCTGCTAATGCTGCATTAAGCAATTCGCTGTGCAACCATTCTCTAATCTTGCCTACTAATTCGTATTGGTCAGGAGTTAAGTCTTGGTATTTTTCAAGGCTACGCAGGTGCTGCCTGATGTCATCAATCAGGTCAAAATACTTGATACCATTGACAGCGCAATCAAATGCGTGCTGGTCATCTCTTAGATCAAATGTTAGTGTTGCTTTCATTTTTTTTTGGTGTATTGAGTTTTAGTATTTCATTCTTCACATGGTAGTAGTATGCCTTTACTGAATAGTATTCACCAGTACCTTCAAAGTCATTCACGATGTCATCCGGTGCGTGCATTAGAGCTTCATTCACTGCAAATAGCGCAGCGTTAACTGCTTTAATATGGACCTCAACAAGGTTGCCTTCTTGCTGCCCATTTTCGATTATATCAAAATAGGTCGAGTATAGTTGCCATGCTTTGTCTTTTGCCTTCATACATTCAAAGTATTTAAGTATTCACGCCACATTGGTACACGCTCCTGAAGCTTTGCGATTGCATCTGCATCAAACTCTACAACCTTCTCATGGATGCGGTCTTGCACTGGTATATCATATTCCCAACTTGACAAATCACTTTCAAGGTTAGCGTGTGGGTTTTCTGCAAGAAAGGTAGCCATATCATATATCATATTCTTTTCAATGCGCTGTGCCTTTTTGATAAATTCAGTATTGCTCTGTGGATCTATAAGGTTCATGCGCAACGATAGGCGGTATTTCTCAGTGTCTATCATTGGACTTGGTGCATTGACAAGTACAAAGCAGAAGGTTGCAGTCTCCGCACCGGTTAGCCACATGTAGGCTTGACCTTGCCAATAGTAGTCTTTGCTCAAGTCATTCACTTTAGAATCAATAAAAGTGTGTATGTCCCATGATGATTTGATATCCGGCACATTGACCACTGTACCACCATCTTTGATGAGCAAATCAGGAGTGCCTTTGATGAAGTCATTGCTGAACATCTGCTCATTCTTGAATACGATTTGATTGCGCTCTCTTCGCCAAAGGTCAATAGCATCATTCTCAACAGCCATACCTTTCTCAATGTACTTATTGCTGATGTCTTTGTACCGCTTGTACTTCTGTTGGATGTAGATTTCGAGCAGTGCGCTCTTGCAGGTTTCAGATAGACCTGTCTTTGTGCGTGCATCAGTCATTAGTTTACCAAGCTGTGATGCTCTAAATAGTGTCTGTTCCATTATGTGTTGTTATTGATATGGCGAATATATTACAACAATCCATTCAGTTGTTGCTTTTTAACATTTACTAACGGTTCTATTTCGGCAAAGAATTGTTCCGGGCATGCCTGGAGAATGATGTCCAAATCATCCAAGTTCTTTGCCTTTTCAATTAATTCATGTAAGTACTGCACATCTTTGTTACCTGCAGCAATACCAGTTTTTAACTTGAATGGCTTATACACATCTACATTTTTTCGGTTAAGGTCACGACCTAATAACTTACCAAAGGATACTGCAGCGTTTTTAAGGCACTCTGTTTTAAGTTTAGGAAACGCAAGGTCTAATGCGTTAGGCTTTTTGTTATCTGCGTTTAATGCCCATCTATTGCGCTCTATTGGATCAGTGGAAATATGTGGTGGTACCTTATCCACCATAATCACTATGCTACCTGCTCCTGTCCTACGCAATTCATACCCGGTGATGGGATGAATTACAACAAGGTCAAGACTACCAACTATCTCGTTGGCTATACGTTCCCACTTAAAGTTCTCAGTACGCCAATGTCCAAAGAACATTTCATCCAATGTGGTTTCAACGTGTGATACTACCAGTGTTACTGCTTTACCATCAGGTGTCTTCTCGATACCCATTTGGTCAGGTGCGGTGTTGAGCATTGACTGAAACTTCTGCAATGCTTCAAGATTGTCTTTGTGAAAAGAGTTCATGTTATTTAGATTGATTAATTACAAAGATAGTGAATTAGTATTTCATCAGGCAATCATTCAACTCTTGGCAGTAGCTAAGAAGAGCAAATGCAATGATGATTCCGATTGTCCAGCGTAGGATGGTGCATGCTTTTTTCATGGTATTAAATTTCTTTGATTTCGAAACGAAGTGGACTTGCAGAAAAGAGTTGAATTCTATCCATTGCATTCTGCATCATTGACTTTGTGAATTCAGCAGTATTGTAAGTTAATGTTAGTACTGCGTTGTTGTTACGATTGTAACCGGTAATGGTGAAAGTTTTCATTGCTGTAATTATTATTGATTGATGATTAATTGAATTGTGATGAAGCACCACGCTGGCGCATTGTTGAAGCATCCCAAAAGGCAGTGCGGTTAGCAGCTTTGCGGTCGATAGACATTGCTTCGTCTATCCAGGTAGGCATGAAGTATGGTGTCATTTTGTTCAATGTAACATATGGCTTTGTCCACATCAAAAGCTCCATAACGCGACGGAGTGATGTTGGTGCGTATGATGAATGCTGTTCAGCAATAGCTTTTTCAATCATTGGAATCACCCACTCGCGGTTAGATGACAACCATACTTTGTTAACTGCTTCTCTGTGCTTTTCGATTTTGATGCTCATGACTTTTTGTTTTTGTTGTTATTGATAGGCCAAAGATATGGTAACTTTTTACCTACACAATAGGCAGCAGTCAATTTTAACAATTTTTAACAAATGTATCATTGATAATCAGTATGTTAGCTTCAAATGGTTACAGATTGTAACCAGCTGATATGTACCTGATGGGGTATAATTTATCAAAATTACCTTTACTAATACCCTAAAGGGTAAACTACGCCCATGAATAGCTTCCATAGTTGGGAAATAGTTCAAAGTACATGCGCATCATAATGGCATCAGCGTAGTCAGGTGACTTACCATGCATCCTTGCAATTTCATCTTTGCTTATGACCGCGAGTTTGCCATCGGCTTCTGGTTGCCTTCTACGTATCATGTCCAGTTCCTGCACAATCACATCACGAAATTGATTCACTTTGAAGATAACCTTGTTTTGTTCTATCAGTTCTGCAAGCTTGAAGTAACATTCTGCCTTTTGGTTGATGTACTTTTCAGGTTGTTTTGCTCTACCACCATTGAGGAAGCCGCGACACTTAAGTGTATCTACTACACCACCACCTACACCATCTTCATCACAGATCACATTAGATAGTTTGATACTATGCCTATCACATAACTGCCTAATGTTAGTGACCACTGTGGTAATTGGTTGTTTGCGTAGTTCATGAATCTCTATTAGATGCAATCCTTGCCACACGCAAATGACACTACGGTCTTTTCCCAACCGGGCAATGTCTGCACTAATATACTTTTCACCTTTGCTTTCTTCTTCCCGGAAGCAACGCATTAAGTCATCATACTGGTATAGGTTGTCTATGCTTTCATCATATTCCCAGTCACCATGCAACAGCCTTCGCCTATCGATTTCTGGCAAACGCTCAAGTGTTTCTATGTATGTTTCTGGCAGGTGCGGATTATCAGTTGGCAGCGATGGTATGAATGCAAGATACTGCGGTAGATTATCCATCTTATGTGGTGCATAAAACTCATTATACAGCCATCCTTTGGACGGATTACACGTAAGTAGCATCTTTGGTGGCAAATCAAATTCCCGTAGCTTAAAACGAATGCGTGACTGGAGTATATCAATGGCACGTTTGCTCACTTGCGCAGCTTCATCCACATACGCATCGGTTAATTCCAAACCACCTAATGAGTGAAATTCAGGATCACTTGGATAGGCGAACAAATCCTTTAATATTATTTCGCTGCCATTAGCAAAAGTGATGACATGAGTTTGGTTGTTGATGGTGTAGTGTTCATTAGGTGCAAGCCCTAACATACCGGCTACCTCAAAAAACGTCTTGAGTGTGGTCTTCTTGAGTGTGTCAAGTTTACTTCTACCTATCAACCCACGTGTACCAGGATACTTGAACCTGCGGCTTATCTGCCATGCACAACCTATAAATGATTTGCTTCCACCTGCAGCTCCACCAAATAGCACTACACGTGCCGGGTGCGAGTTACCCAGCACACGCAGTGCTTCATTTTGTTTGGGCAGATATTCAATCATGAAAAAATATCATCCGCATCATTTTCCTGCTGTCGGGAAGATGGTTGCAATGGCTCTGACATCTTACCTGAAAAAAACTTACCACTCTTACCTTCTTTAACCCATGCAGCAAGGCGCATCTTCTTGCCATTGACCATGATTTCACCTGTGTATTCAGGTGCGTTGTTGGCTGTTTTGTTGTTCTTGAATAGGGTGAACTGCCCTTCTTGCATTTGATAGTTGCTCATGTTGTATTAATTAAATATGTGTTTATAATCTTCCGTCATTAACAGCACCATTGGATAGTGCGTGTCTTGATCTACTGATTCAAGTAAGTTAAACTCTGTGCCCATTATGGTGTTGCCATTCAGGTATCCTACCAATACCTCAACATCATCATCATACTTGTTAAGTTCAACAAGTAATTGTGCAACAGTCATAGCTTGTATTCATCTTTATCAGTAAGCAAATGTAGCTCCTCAAAGATAAGTCGCATTTGCATATTCTCTTGCATAGATGGTCGCATACTTCGTTTGCTTGTCAACACAAAGAGTTGGCGCAGTAGTTCAATCTCGCGGTGTTGATCGTAGTGCTTCATCAAAATAAAGTTAATTGAGATTGTGTGATTGGTCCTGACTGTAATGTGAACGCATCATCGTAGTATCCGTATTGCAATTGACAATTACTGCAAACAAAATGACCTTCCAAAAATGTTGTGCACATGCTCATGTAGTCAGGTCTTTCAAATTTATTGCAGCTGCATGCAGGACACTTAAAAGTTACCTCATATGTAATCTTGTCAAGATAGCTTGTATATTTCATCAGTATTCATTTTGGTTATTGATTTCCTCCATGTACCGTTGCTTCCGGTACTCAGTGAATTGGTATGGTTTGTTTTGATATACCTTAAACCACCGGCTTTCCTTCCATTCGGGCAGTGCATCATATTCAGTCAACAACTGTTGTTCAAATGCAGATGGTGCTGTGCGCTTTGCTTCCGGCTGTGGTGCTTCCTTATGCGCTATTTTATCATAGACATCCTTCATTGCGCTTTCAATTTGCGGGTGTTGGAAGATTTCGTAGATGTTACCATTCCTTTGTTCTTGGCTACGCATAGCGGTTATGTGGGCATTGCGTTCCTGCTCAAACTTATGTATCCACTCATTCAGTATTGACAAGTCCAGGCGATTGTAGATTGCACCGTACAATCCTGCTGCGCCACGATCTAAACACAACTGAATATCTTCAAGTGAGTATATCCAATGATGTTCCACAAAATGGTCAGCTGCAAATTTGATTTGTTCATTGTTCATGTTCTTATCAATGTTGAGCATTGCACAGCACCGTGCAATAAGCATTGATATTTTGAACTTGGTTTCGTTTCTATCAATCGCTCTTAGCTTGCTGATTTTGTTGCATTTCACGCTCTCGTGCAAAGTCAGCTGCGATTTCGGTTGCCACTGTTGTATAGTGTGCGACGTTGTCAAACTTTGGTTTTGTTCCATATTTATTTGATTTTTGATTTTGTTCAAATTTAAACGCATTGTTCATCCACTTGCGGATGGTTGATTCCCACGACACAATTTTCGCCCCCCCGGTGGTTTTCCATCCAGTGCTTGTGTAGTAGTCAAAACAATTTTTACTTTCAGAAACAATTTTTGATTCGGGCCATTTACCACCTGATTTCATATTCAATTCACCCATCAAATTATAAATATCATTTTCGGTTGGTGGTGTAAACACCACTCTATTGTTTCTTGGTTTCTTGGTTTCTTGGTTTCTTTGTTTATCTATAGGGGCACTGCTGTGTTCAATGCTGTGTTCAATGCCATTGCTATGCTGTATCAATGCCGTATCCAATGCCGTGTGCAATGCTGTTGCTTTTTTGCTACGGCATATTGATATTATTGTGCTGCTATACTGATTCTTAGATTCACTGATTATTTGAATGAAATTCCATTTAGCTAAATCAGTCAGTGCATCCAAGTAGGTGCGCTTGTTGCCAATATGCAAACCTTCCATTGTTGCATTAGTAGGTATACCAAACTGCTCTTTCCATCCAAGCCGGTTGTTAAGTTCAATGATCCACATGAACAAAGCAGTGTGCTGGCACTTCACCTCCGAATGTTCAAAGGCAAAGTCAAACCACTTCCTGGAAAGGTCATAACCATTATTAGTTTTCATAGAAACTAAATACCCACCACTACACACAAAGGCTCCCCAGCGCACGGATGTGCTATGGCAATGCGGTAATGGTGGGATTTAAAAATGTTTTCATCTGAGGAGCAATGCAAAAATAGTCAAACTATCTCTACTTCCAAATTAATGTGGCAATCATGAATCCGATTATTGCACCTGCTGCCATGATGAGCATCATCTTAGAGTTGCTGTTATCACATTCTGGTTCTTCGTAAATCATTTTTCTAAATATGTTTTGATTGTTTGTGTGAATTCATCAAATGACCTGCACACTTTCACGCAGTATCCTGCATTGATTAATTGTGCATGAACGATTTTTTGTGTCTCGGAAAGCTTTCCCTTCTCAGTTTTCATTTCGATAAACAGCGCATGGTATCCACCTGATGGTATGCATATCATCAAGTCAGGCATACCTGGCATGGCACCTTCTGCTTTAAGTATGTTCCATCGCTTTGCCCGTTGCACTGGTGTACCACCAATGAATACTCCATTAGGGAAGGAAGCAATTAGTGTGCGTGGGAATGAATAGCGGAACCATTCCACACATCGCTGTTGTATTTTACTTTCCTCGTGTTTCATGAATTAGAATATTACTCATAGCAAGCCAAAAGTTACCTACGTAGTCTTCATCAGCTGTGATTTCTACAACTGGCAAATACTCACGCAATTCCTGGTATTCCCAAAGTCCTACCGGATGCACTTCATAATCGCAGCCCATCGTATGGTGGGTATAGGTAATGTAAGATGGATCTACAGCAATATCAAATTTGACCATGTAATTGATGCTATGGTTGAGCGTAACCATATAGAACATACGGTTATCATTAACTATTTTCCTCTTTACAATATATACCTGCTTGCTGCCTATTTGCTTAATGTCGTGGATATCGTAATCAGATGCCATTTCATCATCAAAACTTTCATGCATCTCAAGGAAGTTTAGATTAGCTTCAATCTCACGCCATTTGCGTTCCTTTTCATCCGTGTTGTAAATGAGCTTCACCCACTGAATCAGGCGATGATTGGTTACATTCAAATGTTTACGGATAGCCTGGAATGGCAGATGGTAAAAGTTCTGCATGATGTACAGAATATCACTGCGCTTCGGCAGCATATCGGTACGGGTGTACCCTTTCTTTTTTACAATAGGTCTGATAGTGTTATTCATCACCTTCGTGTTTTATGGTTATTGATTTTATTACCTCACACACCGGTAGGTTCATTGCCTTAGCAAGATTAACGAGTTGTGCAAGCTTGATTGTATTGGCATCGGTACACCAATTATACAGTGTCTTCACTGCAATAGGTGTGCTGCTTCGTTGCATAGCACGGAGGAGGGCAGCCTTACTGCCCACCGTCCTTGCTATTAGTCCGTTTAATTGGTTCTGCTTTCTCATTCCGCTTTCAGTGCATTTGGATTAGCTGAGTAGAATACTTCGCGATGGGCAAGACTAAAGTGATGCATAAACACCGCTTCTTCAATCGGCTCATATAGCTTTTCACGCATCTCGATTTCCAACCGGGTAGCAATATCTTCCATGTCATCATACCGCTTAACATCAATGTTGGTATACATAGAATTGTGATGCACATCAATTAACCTGAAGTCTTCAGTGATACAGCAATAGGACTTGCTATAGTTACCCGATGTGAAAAAGAAAGGGAGGTTGATCTCGGTGGTACCTACTACGATAGGTGCCATGTGAGTGATTTGAATAGTTGTCATTGTATTGAGGGGTTTTAGATTTCGAAATAGTGATTGGTTACGTTAGCATTGACAGCACTGTCAATCTCATCCTGCAGTTTGCGGTTGTTGCTATGGTTGATAGCATCAGTCACATCTACATCACCGCAAAACATGCGGTACTTATAGTCTGCGCTGAATTCTTCAGGGTTGTTGTAATCAGCAGCACGATAGTATGCTGCGTACTCAACCTCAACTACCAATGTCATTGGTGCGTGGTTGCAATCGAGTTCAAAAGAGAAGTTCATTGTTCTGTGTTTTTGTTATATCTTTGACAAATGTAGGCAACTTTTTACACTATGCAAGTAAATATTTACCGCCATAGCAAATTTTAACAATTTTTAACAGGCATCGACTGCATAAAATACAATATATCAAAGCATTACGATGAATGGCTAAAGAAGGCTATAGGACTTTCACACGACAAAACAAAGGCAAGTGACCTACTACATGAGGTTCTTGCCAGGTTAATGGATAGACCATCACAGGATGTAGAAGATATTGTGTGCGGTGGTAAGATAGAGCAATATGTAAATCGTGCATTATGGTTATCATGGCACAGTAACCGTAGTGACTACGCTGTAAAATATCGAAAGTATTATGAACTGCATGCAGATCACCAGGTGGAAGATAAAAAGCAGGATGAGACCTGGATAGGTGCCTTCATAGATGGTGAATATCTGTATAGTGCCATAGGTAGATTGAGTGAATATGATGCTATTCTGCTACGGCTATACAGCAAACCTGACTTTGATTACAAAGAATTAAGTGCAGAAACAGGTATACCCTATGCCTATCTGCGCACAAGCATACATAGGGCATTAAAAAGGATAAGAGAATATGTTAAACTTCAACGTGCCATTGCACATTCAACGCGAGAGGCTGAACATCTGCAAAAGCTGTAAGTTCTACAAAAGCACATTCGGCACCTGTGGTACACCACTAATAGGTGGCAAGGTCGAACCTGAAGAAAACAGCGTGACCTATTACAAGGAGAAGATAAAGCTGTGCGGTTGCTTTATGGAGGTAAAGACAAAATTCCGTTTTACATCCTGCCCTGCTAACAAGTGGCACGCATTAGACATGAAGCCCGAAGAAATTCAAGCACTGGATGAGTTCATAAATCGCATTAACAAGGCCAACAAGATACAGCAGGATGATATGCAGATGCTGTATTATTGGTATAGTAAGATAACCAAGAAGCACCAACAACCAAGCGGGTGTGCATCATGCATACGTGACTTGATTAATGAGTTCAGCAGGCAACTCGGCAAACTAAATGAAACACGATGAAGATAATACTTGCCAAAACCAAAATATCCTTTGATTACGATGGTACACTATCCACTACCAAAGGAAAGGAACTTGCAGCAGAAAAGATTGCAACAGGTCACGATGTGTGGATAATCACAGCACGCCAACGTGAAGATAATAACAATGCAGTATACCGCACTGCTGAATTGCTTGGTATACCCCGTTCACGCATCAAGTTCACAAACGGCAAAGATAAGTGGCGATACATGCAACGATATGATATAGATATTCACTATGATAACAACCAAGACCAGGTTGATAAGATAAACGCCAACACATTAACACGTGCAATACTCTTTAAATAAATAGCCATGCCATTACCAGTACCAA